AGTTCATCATCCGAAACCTGTATAGATTTTAGAAGATCTATACTATCAGATAATTTATTCGATATACTATTATCTGTATTATTTCTAGTTTCTTTAGTTTCTTCTAAGAGTTTTACTGTATCTTCGGTATTATTTCTAGTTTCGTTTGAAGTCTCCGCTGCATCATCCGAAACCTGTCTAGATTTTATTTGGTCTTGTATATCTTTTTTCGCTTGAATTATTCGTAACTTTCTATCCTTACGCTCAGTAACAAATCTACGGGTATTCATAAACGTATTCTTAGCACCGTCTATTACAAAATTTGTTAATCCTGTTACTAATGGATTATTATCAGAGAAAAAAGCAGCAGCATTTTTTGTTAGTGTCTCGGTTTTTTCTAATGCTTGAGATCCTACCTTTTTGAATGATTCTAATAATACGGGATACAGTCCTAATGACCTTTTTAGTGTAGCATTGGATTGTTCTATATATTTTATGAGAATTTCTTGTTCGTCACCATCTACATCAGATGAGGCTAATATAGCCTTTTTTAATTCTGTTAGTGTTTCTAATAAAGCACTTTGGTCTTCTTTTGAACTATTACCACCAGCAGCCTCTTCTAATGTCTGAATAATATTAATACCTAAGGAATCAGCAACATTGCTTGTATTACTATCATTCAGTTCGGTCGAAAAGTTATCTATAATACTTTTCATAGATAACTGAAACTTATCCGATTTTTTATCATCTGATTCTTGAAAATTATCTAAAGCAACTTGATTTTGTTGCTTTAGATTTTCAATTAAGGAATTAAATGTTTTTTTATTTTCCACTATGATTTTGCTTTTTGGTTTTCTTTTTCTATATAATCATTTAACAATGAAATATAGATATCCCTTTCATAAGGTATTAACATCTCGAGTTCATGTAAAGAATATTTATGATGCTGTATTAGTTGAAATGTTAATATATAATAGTTGGCCAGGGAATTATGTCCTAGCCCTAACCGAAAAAACTGTTAAGACCTGAAACTACTACTGTTTCCTTTTTATTACACTTAGGGCAAGTTACCTCAAATGTTTTTTGGATAGATGGCATCGTTTTGAAAAAATTAGTTATATCTTCAAATTGCTTGTGGCTTAATATATTTAAATATTCCATCAATTCACTTTCTGTATGGTCATTAGAACTATAAGTAGTTTCAGCATCGTAGATATAATCTATACAATCTATTATCATCTTATACATTGAATCAACCGAGTCTTTAGCATCATTGTATGTGCTTAATAAACTTAAACTAGGATATTTTAAAACAATGCCATCAGTAGCTGTTAACTCAATTTTTGTAGTATGATTTTCATCTCTTTTTATTTCCAAATCATGCAAATCTAGTTCAAATTTTACTGTTTTTGGACAACTTTCTTCTTTACAGCCTTTCATCTTCGCATTTAGAATGATTATATTACTTATTGACTTTGCCCTAAGCTGCGTGAAAATATATTCCATATCAAAAATAGGAAGTTTTTCTGTTTCTATGTCGCTAATTATACAATTTTTTATTAATTGTTTTAGCGCCAATATCATATCTTCATCGGTATTAGACTCCATAGCAGTCAAAAGAATTTTTTCTTCTGCTACTAAAAACGGTCTGTATTCGATTTTTTCCCCACTAGAAGGAAGTGTTAGTTTAAAATGTGGTGTTATTAGTTTTGGTAATGCCATATTATTATTATTATGAATTTGTGGTTAATGTATTGAATAGTGTACTTGCTACGCTTTTTAAATTTCCTTCAGAAATTGACTTGGCAAAATATGCCGCTCTTTTTAAGTCTTGCGGTTGAACTGTCTGCATCTTAAAATCTCTGTATGCGAATGTTACAGAAAGTTTCATAACAGAAGAGGTAGAATCCCAGGTTAAAGGTATACCTGATACCTGTTTTGGATAAACATCTGAAAAAATTACCTTGAATCTTGTTTCACCGTCTGGGTCAAAATATACCAATTCAGCATTGGATATTATTTCACTATACCAACCTATGCGAAACTTATTTTCTGCTGCTACATAGGCCGCATTTTTTTCAAATGTACCTCTATTAAGTTCACCCAACCCAATTTTATTAGATAAAGAATTTAATTGATCCTTTATAGTTTTGTCTAATGTTGCGTTAGAACCACTAATAGACTCCAACGGGTTTCCAGAATTATATATCTGATTTTGCCAAAGTTCAAAGAAATACCTTTCAAGAAGACCTGAACGAACATACATTTCTATGGTAAGTTCATCATTAGTTTTTCCTGTTGGCATCGTGTAACCAGGTCCTGGTCTTGTATAGTCAATTTCTGTATCTATGTTTCTACCTGGTATGCTCACATCAGAAACAAGAAAAGGAAAATCCTTTGGTATTTCCTTAAGTACTTTATCAGAATAATCTCTCGAATCAGGAACGACAGATGAGATTATTCTGTTTGCCTGGTCCAGAATCGAAGAGCCATTGTTAGAACCTTGTATAGAACCCGTCAGTGTTGCTGGTGGATAAATGTAAAAGATAAAGTTACTAGTAGAAGCAGGACCACCTAACTCATTAATGTTTGCTCTAAATTTTGTTAGATTAAACTGGTCTCTAGGACCTAATAGTGAATTTACTATAATACTCATTTTGAGGAATCACTCCAAACTTTGTTTTTACTTGCTTTTTTGAATTGTTCTAACGGCAGCATCATAGCATTATTCCATTCAATTGATTCTATTTCTATAAAGTTTGACTTTACGTGTTTCCATAGATAACGTTTAAATGCTGGATTAAATAGCTTAAATTTTCTTGTTGATTTTAAAATATTGTATGATAATTTTAGCCTAGTTTTTCTGTCATATTTTTCATCTGATACTAGATCATATAAAGCATCCATGAGAACTGCTCTTTGACGTGGATGTAAATAATGCAAGTTAATGCCAAAGAAACCTCCCTTCGCAGAATCGACCATAAAAATTAAAGGATATACGTCATAATAAGGTAAGGTTTCTTTGTGTTTCGGATCGTAGGAAAAGAAATACATTTTACCTATTTCAGGTCTCATTACTGAGTGCGATGTTCTTTTACCAGCCGAAACTTCTTTTGCTTTACCTTTTAACCAAGTAAAGGCACTTTTTGCTGATGCTTTTACATTGGATGTACTAATTCTATTAAATAAATTTCCGAATATGTTTGCCATGTATGTATTTAGGTAAGGTGATCCTCAGTTAATATTACAAATTCTATGCCTATTTTTTTACAGTATTCATTTGCTGCTTCCCATTTAGCCGAATTTACAGCAAATGTTGCTGATTCTCTCAAATATGATAGTGTAGGTTTTCCTTTTGATGTTGTTTTCTTTTTTGGTGGTACGGTTTGCCCTTTTGGTTTTACTTCTATTAACCTTGTTTTTTTAGTTCCGTCTTCTGAAATATATTTTACTAAAAAATCTGGATAGTACTTATGCCATTTTTTATCTACCGGAGAATAATAAGGAATTACTGTTTCTTCGGAAGACCAACCAATAACATTTCTACTACCATCACAATATTTCATAAAGTTTCTTTCCCACAAACTTCGATAAATAATGTTAGAAGAATTACCTATATATTTATTTGGGTTTTTCGGTTTGTATGTGCCTTTGTATGCCATTTTTTTAAATTTATTTATAATTACTATATGAAATTTCCTAAGTTAAAAATACCTCCAAAATTATCTAAACTCGGTACTAATGTAGTTAAGTTTCGAAATAGGGTTCAAGAAGAACTGTCTGGGTTTGATGCACTATCTAACCCATTAACTACAGCACGAACTGAAGGTCTTGGTATAAATGCTTATGAAATGCCCTTCGGTGCTAGTAATTTCCCTCATTTAGAAATAGTCTCACGAATCAATAAGACCACTAAAAAAGAAGATGTTACTTCGTATGACACAAAGACCGCAAATATATATGTGCTACCCTTTCCTATATCAGGATTTACCGATAACTTGAATATGTCTTGGAGTTCTGCTAAATTAGGCCCTTTATCTATGTCTATAGTGGATTCTTCTAAGAGTGCAATCACAAATTTATTAGAAGGTAATGCTGGCTCATCCGATTTAACTGATACACTGGCTGGATTAAAAAGTAATGATGTAATTGGTAAATTAGGACAAGCAACCGCAATTAATGTTTTAAAGAGTTCTGAGGGTGTTCTAGGGTTTAATCTTTTAGATGCGTATCAAGCCTCAAATAATATAGCAATAAACCCAAATGAAGTTCAGTTATTCGAAAGAGTTAATTATAGAACTTTTAGTTTTGAGTATAAATTTATACCAGCATCGGAAAAAGAAGCACAAGAACTCATAAAAATGATAAAACAGTTAAAAATAGATTCAATACCCGGTAAAGATGGAGCTTATTTTCTTACAATACCTAGCATTTACAGTTTAGAATTTAAGGGAAGTACTGGCGAATCATTATCAGACAAATATGGAAAAATCATGGACTGTGCATTGACTCGAATTGAAGTTCAATATAATTCAGGCACCGGAAATACATTTCACCGTGGAGATTATCCAAATGATATTATACTAAGTTTGGGCTTTACCGAAATAGATTTACTAACAAAAGAATCTTTTAATTAATAAAATAATGTCCTTTTCTAATTACTTCAAGAATCATCCCACAATAACATACAACAATCAGATAGTTAGTAATATACTATCAAAAATTATGTTTCTAGATAAAACTATAAATGAAACTAGTATTCTTTATGATTACACCATAAAAGAAGGAGAAAGACCTGATATACTAGCCAATAAATTTTATGGAGATTCAAAATATGACTGGATTCTTTTAGCTATAAATAAAATATACGATATTTATACCCAGTGGCCTTTATCTAACATACAGTTAGAGGAAAAAATTAATTCTAAGTATGGCTCTTTTTCTGCTGCTAATTCATTTGTAGATCACTATGAAGACCTCGATGGCGATATTATAGATGAAAAGGAATATTTTAGATTAGCACCAGGTCACAGAAAATTAATAACTGGCTACGAATACGAAGTAAAAGAAAACGATAGAAAAAGATCTATTAGATTAATTGAGGATTCTTATATACCTCAATTAGATTATGAACTCAACTTAATAAGAAATAATGTCTGATACCTCAATACAAGAAAATAAACTGCAAATACTTAAATTAGTAATAGAATCATTTGATGGCAAAAAGAAAATTGATGTGTCTCCTTGGTATCTTGGATTAATCCTAAATGAAGATATTTACTCTTATTTTGTTACTGGTGGTATTATAATAGCAGAAACAGTTGGTCTAATTTCATCATTACCTATAATGGGCGAAGAATTTGTTAGAATAACTTTTCGACAAGAAGGTTTCGAAGAAATACATGAGCGAGTTTACTTTATTTCATCAATAACAAATCGCCAGAAAGAGGCTCGGAATGTTGACTCGTATATAATAAACTTTATAAGTTTTGAATATTTTTCTGGTATAACAAATAGAGTATCTAAATCATTCGTAAATAAATCAGGAAAGGCTATTCTTGAATCTATTACAGCAGATATAATTGATAAAAAAGATTTTCAACAGGATAGTGAGGTAATGAACTTAATTATACCTAACATTACCGTAAATAAAGCAATTACTTTTATATTGAAAAGATCTTTAAATTCTTCTTCAATACCCGATTTTGTTTTTTATCAGTCAATCATGGACAATAAGTTTAACTTTAAATCCATTTCAGCCCTCAAAGAAAATACAGAAAACAAAACACTGCTCTATATACCTAGAGAAGACAGTAAGCCTACAGAAGAAAACTGGTCTTATTATACTGTTTTAGAAGAAATAAATAGCGATATTAGAGATAATACCTCAAACTATGTTTCCGGTACTTACGGGCAAGTAGAACATTATATCGAAAGTAAATCTAAAAAATCTGTGGTGTCTTTATTTGACATGAAAGAAAAAAGAGATAATTTTTCTAGACTAAATAACCATAATACATATACAGATTCTTGGGCGGAATCGTTGACTTCTCCTTTATCTAAATATACAATAACCACAATGGGCCAAAAAGATAACAAGCAATCTTGGGCCGATAAGAGACAAATGGTCCAAAGTATTCTTGAATCTCATATAGTTACGGTAAAAACTATCGGGTATTTACATTATAAAGTCGGTGAAACTATTTACTATAATCGACAAGCAACAAATGTAGAAATGGGTTCAGATGAGTATTCAGTGGACAAATACCTCACAGGAAAGTATTTAATTGCTGCGGTAAAACACGAAATAACTCCATTAACATTTCACACATATCTAAGACTAGTAAAGGATTCAAATGAGACCGTATAACAATATTTTTTTTCATGGCGTAGTAGAGGACCGAAATGATCCGGAGTTATTAGGTAGAATTAAAGTTCGTTTTTTTGGTGTACATTCCCCAGATAAGCAAGATATACCAACCGAAGATTTAGTATGGGCTACTGTTTTATATCACGGTAACCAGGTTTTTCCTCTATATGAAGGTACTTGGGTTGTCGGTTATTTCGAAGACGAAGATTTACAATATCCCGTAATTTTAGGAAAAACTTTAGGGAATCATACCGAAAAACCTTCATCTGATACGGGATTTTCCGATGATGGAAAAAGTATAAATGATAGACCAAAAGAAATATCTTCGAGAACCATAAACGAAGACGGTACTGGAAGTACATTCAGCGAAGAAAGGCCTGCAAGGTACCCGAAATATGTAGGAGAATCCGAAATATCTAGATTGGCTAGAAATGAAAAAATTGAAGAAACTATAGTCGAACACAAAAAAAACACCATAGCACTAGAAATTCCAACAGCAGCAGCAGAAGTTGGAGCTATAGGAACAGCATGGAATGAAATAGAAACTCCTTATAATTCTAAATATCCTTATAATCATGTTAGGGAATATGAGTCGGGCCATGTTTTAGAAGTAGATGATACTCCAGATGCTGAAAGAATACACGAATTTCACCGCTCAGGTACATTTAAAGAAATTCATCCCGATGGTTCATTAATATCTAAAACAGTAAATGATAAAACAGATATTACAATAAAAGATAAAAAAACTGTTGTATATGGTAATAATTTTTCTTATATCCAGGGATCACAGAATTTATTGACTACAGGAAAAACTAATAAGCAATATAATGATGATTATTTAGTTATATTTGATACAAATAGTTCTACGAAAATAGGTGGTAATAAAACCGAATATATTTCTGGTAACTTTGGATTAGCTGCACCTGAAATTACATTAGCAGGAAAAGTTCATTTAGGAGCCACGAGTGTTTCGGAGACTGGCGTTGGTACACATACGAGTGAAGAACCTGTAGTAATGGGCGATAAATTAGTTGTATTTTTAGATTCTTTATTGACTTATATAGATTCACATATACACCCAACACCCGTAGGACCTAGCGGACCTCCTATAATTCCAGTAAGTACATCAACAGTACCTATAAAGCAAGAATTATCCCAATTATTATCTGAAATAGTAAGTACTCAATGATTAGTTATTTACCAAATCCAGTGGTTCCAAGCTTCGGTATTATGGTCGAAGCGTATTTAGAAAAAGCACGGAATTATTCTTTCACAGGACCTGCTGATGTTGCTGGTACAATAGGAAGTAAATACCATGAATGTATAGTTGGCGGTGGCGATCCTTTACTGAATCCCATTATAACTGGAAATTTAGGTGGGCTAATAGCAGGATTAACTTCAGCGTTTACTGGTAATAAATCAAACTCGGAGTTCGAAGGTTTATTAACTGGTTCCTTTAATGCTTATTGGGCATCTGTTGTTTCTGCTGGCTTTTTATTCCCTCATGCACCAACAGTATCCGGTATCAGTAATATAGTTGTAGCACCGCTTGTGAGTTTGATTGGTGTGGTTGATGTAGAAGAAGGAATACCACCATATCCAGATTTTCCATTTTTTCCTAACACTATGGCATCAATCCTACATAGTCATTGTCTTGCAATAACTGGAACTTATACTGGATTAGTTCCAGGT